TTGATTGATTGCCAACCTGCTGCCTCCACACACTTGGGATCTCACAGACAGTCACCACAAACTCACATTCATCCATGTAGGGACCGGCAGTGTCTGGGGTGCTGGTGTTGGAGTTTTCAAAATTGACCACAACAAAGGCACCGCATGAGTTCATTGCCTTCTCAATCTGTGCATTGACATCACGGTGGTCCTCCACAATCACAGGAATGGTTGGCAGAGTGCGGAAAAAAGCATGTGCAGACAGAGTTGCTGCAATGCTTTCCACAATCTGTCTGATGATGCTGTTGCTCATGGTGATTCTGAGAAGTTCATCAGTGTGCTGCCACTGATCCGGAAGGATCCGGAAGATGACACCACAAAAGACTCTGCACCAGTGTCATCACTGTCTGCATTGTTGTTGGCAAGGTCATCAAGATAGTTGTTTGCCTCCTCCACACTGCTTTTCCGGTCATCACCATTGAAATCTGCCAGTGCTGGGTATGAGTCAGTGAGTTCTCTGCGGGCGAGAACATAGGAGTGACGACTTGCACCGTGAGGGACAGACAGACCGGTGTTGACCAGTGGGGGCAGTCCACGTTTTCTGCGTCCAGCATTGACCCTTGACACCACATCTTGCGCCACTGCGGTCAGGATCTCTGCTGCCTTCTCCTCTGGGGTTGGACATTCTGCCAGCAGTCGTGACAGTTCATCACTTGAGAGTCTGTCTCTCAGTCCTGCATATGTCAGTGTGGTCCATGCCATGGTGGTCAAAGTGTGCTGGAAAAGATCAAGGGTGGCGGCAGATATTCCACCACCACCCTCTTTCTCACCTATGAAACAAAATCAGAACAGGAGTTTGAACGTGAAGTTGCCAGTGACAGACCCAAGGGTGTCACCAGTCTGGGCAACACGCACATAGCGTCTGGTGTTGGGCGGGAAACGGAAACGCACAGTCTTTGCTGCGAGTGCGGAACCGGCAGCAGTGATGGTGGTGGTGATTGCCGGATCAATGGCAGCAAAGGTGACATTGTCAGCAGAGTCCTGCAGGGTGTAGGTGCAGATTTTGCCGGTGGTTGCAGCAGATGCTGGGGAAACAATCTCAGCAGCAATGCTCTCAATGTCACCACCCACAGTTTGCTCAAGATCAAAGGATGCTGAGTTTGCTGCGGTGGTGTGCAGTGCGGTGCTGTTGCTGTAGAGAAAATCCTGTTGGTTGCGATTAAATTCAAATGACATAGTTTTGTGATGTTAGATGTTGAATGTGGTGGATTAGCTCAGTGCCTCAGTGGAGGAGATGGAGTCAGTGACAATGATGGGGATGCCAAAAGACTCTGTGGGCATTCCAAAGGGAATGATGCCAGTGAATGCCTCTTGTTTGCTGTTGGGTGCAGTCACACGACTGGTTGCCAACTGAAATGCACTCCGGCGATTCATCAGCAAGTGAGTTGGGGTCTGACCAATTGGGAACTTGCTGATCAGTTCAGCAATCTTGGCATCAGTGACACCTTTGCCGGAGTCAGCAGTGGCATCCTTGAGTCGTCCAACTGCATACTTGTTGACACACTGCAGACCAACCCAAGAGGTGAGATCTGCGATGAATGCCGCAAACCGGTTACCATCAGCATCCTCTGCATCACCCTCACGGAAGGGGGACAGTTCAAAGGAGGTGCCATTGCCATAGACGTATTGCACACCCTGCACACCTGCTTGGATGGCATAGACACTGGATCCGGTGTCTGCAGTTGTGCCACCGGCATCAACCACAAGGTCACTGCCAAAGGTGGCAAGCAACTCTTGCAGACCAAGGAATCCTTTTGCACCACTGGCAGTGCCATAAATGGTTTGGGATCCCACAGTGCTGAGTGCTTCACGCATGGTGCCAACTGCCTCAATTGCTTGGAGTGCTTCTGGTCCATCCTCATAGCCACGGGCAACTGCTTTGTCAATCTCCACACGGGCAGAGAGGATAAAGCACTCAACCAGACGTTCAGTGAACTTGGACGCACTGGTGGCAGTTCCTTGGTTGGCAGAGCGAAATGCCACGGATGGGCGGCTATTGCGCGATACCGTTTTGTAGCTAGTGCCACGGATGGTGCGAGCAGGGATGATGGTGACCTCCGGTGAGGAGGTTGCCACTTCTTCAATCAATCCAACAACTTGGTCAGATCCATTGAGTTTTGCAAGGTCGAGTAATGTTAGCGACATAATAGTGTTGTGTTATTGTTGAATTGTGTTGATTAAGAATCTTTTTGTGCCTTAAGTGCTGCCTCAACTTTGGCAATGCCTTTGAGGTCTGTTTCTTTGGTTGTGCCTTCTGCCTTGCCAGCAAGGATGACTTCACCATTGATGGGTTTGGCAGGGAGTGCTGCGAGAATGCCAGCAGCAGACTTGTCTGCCTTGATGCTGTTTTTCCAGAATGTTTTGGATGCCTCATCTTGTGGTGCAATGCGTCCAGCATTGACTGCCTCAGTGATGATCTGGTCAACCTTCTCATCCTCTGCTTTGTTGACAGTTGCGGTCAGGTCATCCACTTGTTTGGTGAGATCACCCACCTTGCCAACTGCAGCATCCTTCTCTGCGGTCACAGTGTCCAGTTGTGCTTGGATTGACTCAACCCGTGATGCCATCACAGTGTCCTCCTCTTTTTCCTCACGCAGAGTGGCAAGGTATGCTTTGGCAACATCCATTGCCGTTTCTGGGTCCTGTCCTTCTGGGACCAATCCCAGTTCAACCAAATAGGTGATATCCATAATGTCTGTTTTGTTGTTGTTGTATGATGCTGCAATCTTTTCCATTGCCTCAAATGCTGGTTCATTCACCAGACTGCCAATCTCGCCATGTTTGGCAAGACCGGCAGGGATGCCATTGACCAAAAGAAAATTGGGGGAAAAATAAGAGTAGTCTTTGCCCTCAATAGCTGCCTTGCCAGCCGCAGTCCACTCAACATCCAGCACCAGACCGGTGCCGTGTTCATATCGGAACTCTTTGGGCAGGAATGATGCTGCACCAGCAGCATGATCAAATCCGGCAAAGGGTCTGACATTGCGAGCAAGTCTTGACTCAAGATCTTCTGTGAAGGATGCCAGAACTCTCTGGTCAACAGTCACAGTGCGCTTCTGCGCTTTTCCATTCACGGTGGCATGGATCTCATGCACACCCTCAGGTAGATAGACAATTGACTCTGTCAGAGAGTCAATCTCATTCCCAAATCCTGCTGTGATGTGTTCTGCGCTCAATCTGATTGCAAACTACCACAACTTTTCCAAACTCTTGAGTCTTATTTTTCAGACTCTGCAATGAGTGAGTCAAGGAGACCGGCAGCAAAGGCATCCACATACGTTTTCTCCGGTGGCAATGCACCCACCCATGGCTTTTGTGTAACTGACTTTTTCAGCACAAACACTGGGGTGATCTTGCCATCCTCCTCTGTTTGTGCCAGCACTCCTTTGACTCTGAAAAGTGGTTTGATGGTCTTGGAGTAGGCCATGGCAGACAGACCATGTGCCTGTGGGATGATGGGGATTGTGAGTGCCTTCCCACGCTTTGCTGTGATGGTGCCACCGGTGATCTTGTGGGCAAAACCATCTGTGTTGACATTGGTGAGGGTGACACCATCAGCAGTGGCATTTGCCACACTCCAGTTGCTTTCCACTTTTCTCCACCACTGGGTCTTTTTGCGTCCAGCACCCTGTGTGGGTCCGGTGCCACTCCACATGGCACTGCCCCCCACACCATAGTATTTTTTCACCACACTCAAGGCATCATTTGCACCGGCAGTGATTGCCCTGCGTCTGGCATCCACACTCTGCAGTTTGAGCATTGAGGCAGTGACCTCATCCAGTCCGGTGGTTGTGATTGTCACATTCATAGTTTTTTCTCCAGTGGTTTGACAAATGCATCAACCATCTCATCATGCAGTGATTCATCAAGGGCATTGATGTCCAGACGTTCCCACAGGTCTGGGATCCTTTTGACCACCTCATCAACTTCACGATAGAAGGCACCGGCAGTCATCCTGTGTGACTTGTCAATGAGGTCAGCAATGACCTCATCAATGGGTGCCAACCATTTCTGTGACACCTCTGCCAGTTGTTCCTCTGTCATCATTTGCTGCTCCATTCTTTGCCAGCATCACCACCCCATCCTTGGTAGGTCTGCCACTGTTTGGATCCCACCTCACCAGACTCTGCTGTGGAGAAAAATGCTTTCATTTTGTTCTTGGCAGTCTGGGTCAGTTCAACACCGGCAGCAATGTCTCTTGCTCTTTGCAGACCGGCTGCGGTCATCCCACGTTGTCCAATGGGTGCAATCCTTCTTGCTTCCAGTGCTGCCTGTGCTGCCTGTGCCATCTCCGGTGTGGGTGTCAGATCCGGTGCTGTGGGATCCTCACCCTCAGGTGGGATGGTGGGTGCCGGTGGCGTGGGCAACAGATCTGGTGCATCCCCCAGCAGGATGTCACCATCCTGTGGTTCAGGAATGCCCATTTCCTCATACGCCCATTTAAGTGTGACTGGCAGACCAACCTCCTTGATGATCTTGAGTCTTTCTGCAATTGCCTTCTGGTCTTTTGGCACAGGGATCTCCAGTGTTGCGTAGGGCAGATCTTCACTGGCAACCTTGCCAAAGTTCATCTGCACAATGGCAGGGATCAACTGGTTGGTGTAGATCCCAGACACCCATGTGGCAACTGATTGCAGGATGTCAGACCGCACAGATGCATGGACATCACCCAATGCCCTGCTGCCAGATGCCCCCACATCTGTGGTCAAGGTCTGCCCCAACATGAGGATGTCACATGCCCTGTCTGCCACATCCATCAGGTGTGACTGGGGCATGGTTGTTGCGGATCCACTGACACCCTCCAACACATTGAGTTTGACATTGGGACCGGTCACAGCAGCACCAGAGGATCCAATGCCCTCCAGCAGATCCTGTGCAGCACTCATGGCACCGTCACTGCCATCTGTCTCAATGTGCCTCCATGGGATGGCAAACAACTGTGCGTATTGCATCAACCACCCCATGCCGTAGATGGCACCCAACCAGTGCTTGGTCAATGCTCTGAGGTTGCCACAGTGGATGGGGTGGATGCCACCCTGCTGCCAGATGCCAATGAGGAATTTGTCTTCTGGGAAGTCCTCCAAGACCCCCTGTGCCACTCCATTGGGTGCCACCATCAACCTGTCTGTCTGGTTTGAGTCTTGTGGGTATGCCAAGTATTTTGCCGGAACTGGGCAGAAACATCTGGGGGACACCACACCATTTTCTGTGTGCCAGAGGATCTCCACCACACTGACACCCTTGGCATAGGCATCCACCATTGCCTTGATCATGCCCACCCCATCCAACTCAAGGTATGCCGGTCTGGGTGCATATGACTCAAGTGCGCGTTCCACCACTTCATGGATCCGGAGTGCTGCCGGTGTTGGTTCCTCCTCACCTTCTCTGATTGCTGGAGAGATCCGGATTGGCAAGGATGCCACTGCCCCACTGACCTCATTGAGACATTTCCGCAGTCTGCTCCATGAGTCAAT